GAACGAGGGCACTATTGTTTATTTACTGGAGAGTGCATTTTATACTCTGATGGGTATGATTTGGAATCCCGTGTATATTTTCATGCGTGGACTCAAAGCTGGCTATGCATACGAGGAAATGCATGATAAGAATGGTAACCGTGTCCCAGGAGGCTGGGCTCATTTGTTTGATTATTGGCCTAATATGGTTCCATGCCTTATCACTTATTTTCTGCTAGCATGTTTCATCACCATGCTAGGGTTGTCGGTTCGAATAACCTTACGGTTGTTGTGGAGCCAAATTGCGGATGCATGCGCTATGACACAGAGCGCTGTGGTGGAAACTGTGTTGCGGCTCAAGGGATATGAGTCGATGGCTACGCGCCAAAAGTACGTAAATACCGTGCACAGGGCTAGTTGGATGCTCTGGGTGTGGTTTTTCCGTACATTCGCTTTTATGTTGTTGCTGCATGTATGCTACAGTTGGGGTTATGCGGGGGTTGTACCTTGCGTTGCTCTAGGTGCCATATATGTGGCTTTAAGCGTATTAGTGTTATCCCGGCAGAGGGAAGCGATGGTCAAGGAGTGTTTCACTCCTTTGGCCCCCTCTGCAACACGTTTGCAAGGGAGATTTGATTGCACTGATATCAATTGTCCCGTTGTAGTTGTGTGGCACAGAGGAGAGGAGTTGCGTATCTCGGTAGATAACCCTCTCGCGGCGGTGCTTCTGCCTATCCTGGGCAATGAATTAAAGCCTAGGATTAAAGAGGCTCTCGTGGCGGGTTCGTCATTTATCAAGACCAGCAGTTGGCCTATCGGGGTCGTGCAGTTGACCACGGCCAATTCAAAGGCGCTAGGGTTTGTGGCTATTGCCACAGTCGCTGGTGTCAAGAAACCTTACCTCTGGACTGCTGCCCACGTGCTTTGTAACGACTCTGGTCAGTGGCTGGATAAAAGGGTGCATATTACATACAAACACCATCAATGCTCTGTTGAATTGAGCGATGAGGCGTTAGTGTTGTATTCTGCCCCTGATGATCCAGGCATGGACTTTTGCGCGTTGGATATCCCCCATAAGGTCTGGTCTACGTTGGGCGTGTCTTCATTGGTTATGAATATGCGCGTCACAACGGCGGCCAAAACTGTGAGGACGGTTGGGACGGTTGGCGATGGGTTTTATGAGACAGTCGGGAGGCTGGAATTTGACCCGGAGCGGCCGTGCCAATTTTTCCACGGGGCTTCAACCACTACTACGTGGTCAGGGAGCCCAGTCATGGTTAATGGGCTTGTGGAGGGTATCCATCAAGGCACTATCAACGGGAAGAATTATGGTGTGTGTGTAGCACCTCTTCTTAGCAAGCGTATCACGGAATCTGAGACGGCTGGCGATAAAGTTTTGCAATCCTATACGGAAAGCGATTTAGATCGCCTGGCAGACCATTACACCGGAAAGTACCGCCAGGATAAGGCATTGGAGATGGACCTTGAGTATTACGCTCGTACGGAGCGGAATGAAGGGAAGTTAACAAAGCATTATCTGCACGCGGGGCCGAAGGTGGAGGGGAAGCCACGTGGGTTTTACATCAGACAGGAGCACCATAAATTGCCTTCGCAATTGTTGGATGATATAAAGAATCGGGTTGAAAACGATCTTATAACGACTGACAAGGCGGAGGAAATTCTTGACATTGTGGCGGAGGCCAAGCGTCGAGGTGTTGGTGATTACGCTTTGGTGGACCAGGCGGAGAATGCGTTGGATGATGCTGAGAGAGAAAAGCTCATAGATGACATAGATGAAGAGTACGGTGCAGTCAAGTACCGTACTATGGCTGATAAAGCCTTAGCTTTATTGATGGCAGATATGAGGCCTAAGCTCGGTAGAGACGCGTTTTTGAAATGGGCTACTGAAGTGTCATTGGGCCACCCAGCTGTGCAGCGTTTAGCTGCACAGCTGGCGAAGCACGATAGTAACTGGGAAGATGTGATAGACCATAGCCAACGCCGCGCACGTGAGTCAGGATGTGCTGCTAGGGTAATCGGTCAGCCGATTGCTAAGCCAACCCAAGTTAAGGGAGTTGGGGTTAAAGTGGTGGAGGGTGGAAACGCTCCCTCTCCGCCAGTTGAAGCCCCACGGCTAAGCAAGAAGGCTAGACGGAGAGCTTTGGCAGCTAAACGGAGAGGGGAACGAGCGTTTAAAGTGGACCCCTCTCCGAGCCCAGTCTCACCTGCACAGCCGGTAGTAGGTCAAGCCAAGGTCATAGGGCCTCGGCTTGTTCGGCAGCCGGCAGTGAAGGTGCCAGAGGGGAAGGTAGGGTTAGTGGAACCCAAACCCAAACCTCAGGACCTGGATGGCTTGGATCACAAGCATAAAACCAGGGAGAGTGGTAAGCCTGACGGCAAGTACGCGACGTTAGTCCAGGTTGATGCAAAAAACGTGATGGGGGCGAGGGGAGCCCCGCAACAATCCCCGCCCAATGCAGGACCCTACAGTGGTTCTCCAGTATCGGCTCCTATTCCTGGTATGATGGTGGCTGCAAGGATGATTTCCCAATTGGATTGGGCCTCGTTAGAGTTGGCACTTGCCAAGTCAGAGGCTCAGTTGGAAAAGGAAAGAAACCTACAGCAGCTTTTACAGCGGCTAGGAGTCTGCTACTTAAGCAAGAAGCAAGTGAGGAGAGTGGAGATGTTATGGGATGGCCCCGTGAGGTGGTTGAGAGTTTATTCGGATGGCGTTGGCCTCTTAGGAACGCTAACACTGAGTGGACATCCCTTAAGTTTCAAGCCGAGCGCTTCAAGCTAGGAGAGCAACCTGATCCCGGTGTCCTGGAAAAAGTCACACAACGGATGCTGCGCGAGTATCCCCACACAAGGCCCCTACCCCTTTTCGGGGTGGGAGGTCGGTCTGGGTTGTCACGCGCAGGATTCGATTGGAGTTATGACTCAGTGTTGCAAGATGTCAGCATGGACTCCTCTCCAGGAGTTCCTTACATGGGTCTTGGTGTGCATGAGAACAGTGAGCTGTTTGAGCGCTACCGTGAGGCTATTAAGGAGGCGGTCTGGGAGAGGATTGTCCTGTTGGCTACTCGCGACTTGGTTCATGATAATGTGAAGGCTGTGGATTTGGTGAAGGGAGGCTATTGCGACCCTGTCCGCATATTCGTCAAGAATGAGCCCCACAACCAGCTAAAGGTGCAGCAAGGTAGGCTCCGATTAATTTCGAGTGTATCATTGGTGGACCAGCTGGTTGAGAGGTTATTGATGAGTCAGCAGAACAAGGCCGAGATAGACGCTTGGATCCATTTACCGTCTAAGCCTGGTTTAGGCTTGGATGATCCTAGCTTAGAACGCATTGTGGCTTATGTCAAACCCTGGAAAGGAACTTTGTATGAGGCTGATGTTTCAGGGTGGGACTTCGGTATGCAATGGTGGGAAATGCATTGGGAGGCTAATATCCGGGCCAAATTAGCGGGTATGGAAGGAAAGCTGTACCATCGGATAATGGTGAATAGGGTGTGGTGTGAGGCCAATTCTCTATTTATGTTGTCTGATGGTGGTCTTGTCGCTCAGACCGTGCCGGGTAAGAGGTGCTCTGGGAGTTACAACACAAGCGCAGGAAACTCGCGTGTCCGTGTTATGTTGGGCTATTTGGTTGGCTCACAAAACATTATGGCAATGGGAGATGACAGCGTGGAGGAAGGAACTCCGGAGGCTCGGGATGCATACGAGAGGCTAGGCCACATCATCAAGACGTTTGCTGAAAGCAAAGATGGGTTTGAGTTCTGTAGCATGCGAATAAGGGATACGAACGGTAAAGTGACGGGGGAACCCGTTAACTGGACTCGTACGTTCTTTCGCTTATTGTATGCCACAAGTGACTACAAAGCCAGGTTGTTTCAGTTTCGTTACGAGATGCGACATAGTCCATACCTGTTACTTTGCGAACGGCTGCTCGAGAGGGTCCGGTGGGGGTCCTCAAATCATGCCCAAGAAGACTGCAAGGAAGCGCAAGAAGTCCAAGGTGAAAGCCAAGAAGACTCCGAAGGCTGTGGTAGTTCGGACGAAGGAGGTCAAGACGACCGTTCCGTCCGCATACGGGACGCAGGTGACGGTGGGGAAACCAACTGTCATTAATGCCCCTGGATGCACGACCATACGCCACGTAGAGTATTTGGACGACATCTATGCTTTTATCAACTTTGCGGTTAACCCCAATTATAATGTGTATTCACTCAATCCGGGCTTGACTACGTCATTTCCTTGGCTAGGAAATGTAGCAGTCGCCTATGAGCAATATAGGTGGAAGAAGCTGAGGTTTCGGTATCGCACGCGACGCGGTACCGCGACTTCGGGCACCATTTATATGACTACACAGCTCAATTCGGCAGATCCTCCGTTTGCAACCAAGGAAGAAATGTATGCGTACTCTGGTACGCGTTCCACTTCGGCCTGGTTGGATATGGAGTGTGATTGCATGCTTGGTAGGTCCGATTACCTCAAGAAGTATTTCGTGCGGTCTGGACCACTCGGTGTGACAGCTGATGTGCAGCTCTATGATTCGGGCAATTTCACTTTCGTTGGCATGGCGGATAGTGACAACTTGTATGTGGGGGAGCTGTTGGTAGAGTATGAGGTGGAGTTGTATAACCCTAAGTCCAACATAGCCGATGTTGGGTCCGGCTTCAATTCGATAACCACTAGTGGATCAATTGCTGATGTGCTAGCGGGGTCTACGTCTGAGAAGTGGGGACCAATTGACTCTGTAGATCTGGGTGTTAATGCAATCAAGTTTGCTCAAGCTGGATTGTATCAACTCGGTATTTGGTGTGACAATGCGTCAGGCCCAATCACCGCATTTTACCTACAAGTACCCCCTACAGCTGCAACCTCGCAGGAGATCAACTCTCACTCTGGGCCATATGGTACTATTACCACATGGCTCCTTGTGATGGCTGCTAACACTATAATCAATATAGTAGTTGCAGGTGCAGGGACGTATGAGACTAATGTGAAAGTCACCACCGCCCCAATGGGTTTAGCTCCTTTGTTGCCCAATTTCGCTGTAGCGGAAATGGGCCTCGCTGATGCTAAGGCCAGATACGGGCGGAGGGGCATTACATTTGTTCCTGCGAAACCGCACCTTGATCAACAAGTTGGTAATGATCACCGTGAGGCTAAGCGAGAGTGGATTGCAAGCATGAAAGAGCGGGGTCTCGGGGGACCCGGTAAACCTTGAGGTAGGCGGGCCGTTAAACCGCGCTGTGGTCGAGCTTAAGGCCTCTGCCGTTTGAGTGTAGGATCCTTGCCTGTATG